ATAATATAGAATAGTTATAGTACCCCCTTAAAAAACTAAACCCACCCCCTTAAAAAACTAAACCCACATATACCTATGAATAACAAACTTGAAGAATGGAGAAAAGGTGATGAAGCAAAAATTGCTGCAATCCAACGACTTTTAGAACACGAGCGTTGGTTGAAACAACAACATCAAGAAGTAAAAGATAAGATACTTCAACGAAAGAAAAATGAAGAAGGGGAAGAACCACCAGTACAGGGATTTCCAAGAGACTAGTTTTTTATATTTAATAGTATGATTGAAGAAAAAATTATCAAATTATTAGATGGGAAATATGACTATGATACATTAGAATATTTTGACCTTGATTCAACGGAAAGGGATAATGTAGCTAGAATTGTTGCCAATGAGTTTTTTTGGAAAACAAAGATAGATCACTCATACAAGCAGTTCTATTTGGAATATATCGACTTCAGATTGGAGCAACTCATCAAAGAAGAAAAGTATGAATCTGTGGACTTATACCAAAGGTTAAAAAAACAAATAAATATTTTGTAATTTCTTTCCAAAAATATTGATTTTCATACCATACCACATATACTTATTGTAAATAAAAAAAACAAGAATATGGAAATTACAAACAGAACGGAAAAAAGGATCTACGACCTCCTCGTAGCAGACATCATAAAATCAGATGTGGGATATTCAGTCCTCACAAATGTTGAAATATCAAAGATATTAGATATTTCCCCTATCACAGCAAGGGATAAAGTAATCAAATTATCAAAACAAGGTCATTTAGTTTCACTAGTCAAACACTTTGACGAGTACAACAAGTATTTCGCAAGAAAGATACTCAAAGGGAATACACCAGGATAAATTGGATAGACACAAAGATTTTGTTAAACGATTGGATAGAACAAAATATCAACGAATTAATAAAGATTTGTAGTAGTATATCAAGACAAAATAATATTGATGACTTATTACAAGTTTGTATAGAACAACTACTCAAAAGTAAGAGGATTCATCAAGTCCCTGAAACGGAGCGGTTGTTCTTTTTTGCTCGTATAGTTAGAAATAACTTCAACTCGAAAACAAGTAAGTTTCATAAAATATACAGAAAGAATAACTTTGTTGAACTAAGTTCAAATATAGATATTCCCCAAGATGAATATGAGGAACCATTATTAACTATCGAATGGGTGTTACAGGAAATAGATAAGATTAAACAATATGATTGGTATTTAGGGCAAATATTCCTTCTGTGGTTGTCCAGGGGAGCAAACCTAACTCAACTATCAAAAGCGACAGGAATACCTATAAACAACTTATCAAGAGATATACGACAAGTTAAGAATATCCTTAATAAACAATATAAAGAAAAATTACAATAATATGTTTTTCGGATGTAATTGCAAGGGTAATAAACCCACAACCAAAACTAAAATAGTAAATAACGAAACAATAATTCAAGCAGAACCTATGACTTTAGAATCAATGATAGGGGAAGAAAAACCCCCATTTACAAGACAAGAAGTAAACAGAGCACTTGACTATCTCGCTGGTCTAACCAATTCTCACGAAGAAAAAATATACCTTTACGAGTTTCATAACAAATACCACAGAGAAGAATTAAAACCATCTTGCTCTGTATGTTTACCAAGAATACAAAGTAGGATAAATGATATGAAAACCATATTAGACAACTATGACAAAGCGAACTTATAAACCCACAGGAAAACCATTGGGCAGACCACGACTAACACTCGACGAGTTTCCAAAGGGATGGAAAGAAGAACTGGCAAGGATGGGGTCTGAGGGTATGTTAGATATTGATGCGAAAGTTTATCTTAATATCTCCAACGAAACCTTCTCAAGATTATTAGAACGAGAACCTGATTTTTTAGAAGCCGTTTCTATAATGAGGTCATTATCTCATGCTTGGTGGGCAAGATTACCACGAGAAGCATTCGGATCAGGAACATCAAAACAAATGAACTCCCAACTTTATAGTTTGGTAATGAGAAATAAGTTTAAGGACGAATGGAACAACGCAGAAAATAAAGTTGACATAACAACTCAAGGAGACAAGATTGACTCAAATAAAAAGATAGAAATTGAAATTGTAAAAAAGATTGTCGATGGCGACCAAAGCAAATAAAGCAGCAATAGCACGGAAAATTACATTCGGTAAAAGAAGAAATGGGAAACATAAAAAAACCAACTCCCCCAAAGATAAACCAGTAAGCAAATACAGGGGTCAAGGTCGATGATGGAGAATGTAATTTTTAATGAAGATTGTTTGGAAACAATGGGAAGAATGCCAGACAATTATATTGATTTGGTATTAACATCCCCACCTTATGACGCAATGAGAAAATATGGTGGAGGTAAGAACTATCACCAACGACTTAATGAAAAAGGTTATTCTTTTCAATTTAAGGAAATAGCACTTGAACTAATAAGAACCTTAAGACCAGGTGGGGTTATTATGTGGAATGTAGCAGACCAAACCATCAAGGGTTCAAGAACAGGTAATTCGATGAGACAAGCTTTATTCTTTATGGATAATGGATTGTTCCTCCACGACCACTTGATTTGGTATAAGACTGGCACCCCATTCCCATCACCATATCGATACAGGAATGTATGGGAGAATATGTTTATATTATCCAAAGGGAAACCCACAACATTCAACCCCATTCTAAAAAAGAATAAGACCGCAGGTGCTGTCAGAAAATCAAGAAGATATAGAAATCATAACAGTGAGTTTATTGAAGGGTTTAATGGAGTTCCGATTAGGGAGTGGGGACACGAAGATAATGTATGGTACATATCCAACGGAGCGAACAAATCATATAAACAATCATTAGACATCAAGGAGCATCCAGCTATTATGGCAGAGGAAATAGCAAGACGACATATCATAAGTTGGACTAATGAAGGAGACATCGTCTATGACCCATTTTTAGGGAGCGCCACGACCACAAGAATTGCAAGAGATATGAATAGACACTGGTTAGGTTCGGAACTCCACACACCCTATTTTGACATAGCAAATAAAATAATGACAAATATATGAAACAAGAGACACAAATGTTCTGTGGTGATTCTGCAGAAGAACTATTAAAAATCAAAGATAATTCCGTAGATATGTTATGTAGCGACCCACCATACGGATATTCATTTATGAATAAAGGTTGGGATCAGGTATTGCCAGATACAGAAATATGGAGACAGAGTTATAGAGTATTGAAACCTGGTGCGTTTATTACAGTTATGGCAGCACCAAGAACGGATGTATTATGGAGAATATCGAGAGACCTTGAAGAAGCGGGGTTCGACTTATCATTCACCAATATTGAATGGGTTTATCATTCAGGGTTTCCTAAAGCCACAGACATCAGTAAGAGTATTGATAAGAGGGGTGGTAATGGTTCAGTATCAACGAAACAACTTAAACAAATTATTATAGATTATTTTGAGAAGGCAAACATTACAAAGAAAAAGTTAGATGATGATTGTGGATTTAAGGCATCATCATATATGAGATTGGAGAGTAGAGAAGATGATGGTTGGGGTGAGGCAATACCCACAAATGAAAAGTGGGATAAGATTAAACGAGTATTAAATATTGATACAAATGAATACGATGAACTATTCAAGGCCGCTTTAAGAGAAACTATTGGTAAAGGTTCAAGTGGAATAGGTAAAGCATTTGGTGAAGATGGTTGGGTTAGTGAGACAACCGAGTTTGATATTACTGAGGCTAAAACTGATTTAGCAAAAAAATACGAAGGAAGCAAGGCAGGGTTCCAGCCTAAACCAGCAAGAGAAATAATCATAGTTGGAATGAAACCATTTAGTGAGGGGTCGTATGTTGATAAGGTATTAAACTTTGAGGCATTACCAGATAATATCAAGATGACTTATCCACTTATACAGACACCCAAACCAAGTAAAAAAGAAAAAGATTTTGGGATAGGAGAAAACATACCCTTAAAACAAAGGGCGTGGTTGTCTCCTCAAAGTAGAACAACAAGTGAAGATTACACAAAGACATCCGCAGGACACGAAAGATGGCTTACTCAACCAAAAAGAAACTCACATCCAACGGTCAAACCAATTAAGTTGATGTCTTATTTGATTACCTTATTTACAAGACCTGGTGACTGGGTTTTAGACCCATTCGGTGGCAGCGGAACAACTGGTTTGTCTTGTAAGTTATTAGACAGAAACCATATTTACATAGATTTCACACAGGAGTATTTCGACATAGCACAGGAGAGATTACAAGTATCCAAACAAGACCTTAAAAAGTTATTAAAGGAAAAGATTAGTAATGGGCAACAGGACTTATTTACATAACAGAATATTATGGTATATTTATAGGTAGAATAAAATATATCATATGAAAAATTATAGAGTTATTGAAGGTTATGAAGATTATATTGTCTATAACGACGGGACAATCTTTTCATTAAAAAGTAAAATCAATATGTCTTTACAAAAAGATACTAATGGTAGGTTAATGGTAAAACTTTGTAATGGTAAAGACGACACAAAATTACATAGCATTAGTAGATTAGTTGCGAAACATTTTATCCCCAACCCTGTAAATAAACCAGAGGTAAATCATATAGATGGAAATGTTGAAAACAATAGAGTTGAAAACTTGGAATGGGTTAATCCAAAAGAGAATATACAACACAAGATACATCAGTTAGGTAAAGACCATAGAGGAAGTAAAAATGGTATGGCGAAACTCAAATTAGAACAAGTTGAAAAAGTAAAAGAATTATACAATTCAGGATATAAACAAAAAGAAATTGGTAAAATGTTTAATATAAGCCAAGGAAAAATAAGTGATATAATAAATGGAAAATCATATAAAATATAGTAAGGCTGTATCGTGGTTCAACGATTGTAGGATTCCGTTTGTGGATGATACAGATAAAGGATTAGCCAAACCTCAAGGTAAAATAACAAGTGGTAGTAAAGGTAATATTATGTTTCAATATACCGAAGATAAAACAAGACATGAATTACCAGATAAACAGAACCCTCAAGGTCGTTTCCCCGCCAATCTATTGGTATCAGATGATATGTTGAATGATGGTAGTATAACCAAACAATCACAACGAACATATAAACCGACAGATAATACATCGTCCTTATTTGGTAATAGTCCCCAAGCGCATGGAATAGGTATTGGAGACAAAGGAACTAATAGTCGTTATTACGACATAGATAAATGGTTTAATAAAATAATAGAATAATATGCCAAAATCAAAATTGAGAAAGAACCACAAACAGAAGGTTCAAGCGTGGAAACAGAAGAATGACAATATAACCAAGTCATTCAATAAAAAATTAAGAGAAGCACTCCAATCAAAAAGAGAGGATGAATCTGTTAAGATAGAAGTGAAGTAATGAAGATACAAACCACATCGGTATTTGAAACCCTCCTTAATTCAGATAAGAGGATAAATGTATTTCAAGGTTCATCAAGAGCATCAAAGACATACAATATCCTCATATACTTTATCTATAAGTTATTGAATGAGGACAACAAAACATTATCTATTGTGAGAAAAACTTTACCAGCACTCAAGGGGTCAGTATTACGAGACCTCAAGGAAATACTAATAAAGTTTGACTTATACAATCAGAATGACTGGCATTCTGTGGATGGGTATTATCAGTTGGGGACAAATATGATTGAGTGGTTCTCGGTGGATGATGAGACAAAACTACGAGGTAGAAAAAGGGATTACTTATTCGTCAATGAGGCAACAGAGGTTTCCTATGACGAATATATACAACTTATGTTAAGAACATCAGACCTTACAGTATTGGACTTAAACCCCTCGTTATGGAAGTCGTGGATTTATGACCTTGAAGGACAACCTGATGTTAATTACAATATCACAACTTACAAGGACAATCCATTTTTATCAGAAGTCCAAGTCCAAGAAATCGAGAAGCTACAATACAGAGATACTAACCTTTGGAGGGTTTTTGGACTAGGTCAGAGAGGACTTCCCACCAAAATGGTATTCTCCCATCAACAGAAATATTCGACCTTACCAGAGGGGTCTAAATTGCTTGGTTTCGGTATTGACTGGGGATACTCTGACCCCTCCACACTTATACAAGTTCATAAGAACGGGGAGTCAATCTATTGTCAGGAATTATTATACTTGAGGAATGTAACCATACCTGACTTTATCTATAAGATTAAGGACTTGGGTATTAACCTCAAAGAGGATTTCATTTGTGATAGTGCAAATCCCCAAGCAATAGAGGAACTAAGACGACAAGGTATAAACGCAAAACCTGTCAAGAAGAACTCCATATTACACGGGATTGACCTTATCAAAAGAAGTAATTTTTTCATTCACGAATCATCCACCAATTTAGAAACTGAGTTATTAAGTTATGTTTGGAAGACAGATAAAAATGGGAATAACTTAGATGAACCAGTGGACGCGTCAAATCATTTAATTGACCCCCTCAGATATGTATTAGAAATGAAGATGTATAGAAATACGGGGGTATTCGTATATTAAAACGATTATTAAAAAATTATATTTATAGATATATGGCAGAAACATACATAGAATACGATAATAAGAAATATGAACTCTCAGAATTGACTATTGAGAAATGGCAAAACATAATGAAGTTCAAGGAAATATTAGGTGAAGAGGATTTATATATATGGCTGATTGGTGAAATGACTGGTCTGAAACCTGAAGAGGTTAGGGAGGGGGACGCAAAACAAATCATAGAATGTGGAAAATTGTTGGACTCGTATCTTAGTCGTCAGGACAAAAAGTTGTATCAAACCATAACATTAGATGGGGTGGAATATGAATTAGTTGATTTTGGAAATATCACATTTGGGCAGTTCGTTGATATTGATACATTTATTATGAAGGAAGAGAGCTACAAAATAGCAAACCTGAACGAATTAGCCGCATATTTATACACAGAGAAAGGAAAAAAGTATGGTGAAACTGATTTTAAGAAAAACATAGAAAAGTTCAAAAACCTCCCCCTTCGTTATGTGGAGGGCGCCGTTTTTTTTTTATGGACTTTAGAAAGGGGATTACAAGGTCTTTCGCAAGTTTATTCGGAGAACAGATGGTTAATGAAGGTCGCGAAAGTGATAATAGTTTTTCAAAGTTCTGGGGCTACTATATCTGGATTTCTCGGCTCTCGGAAGACAAAGTTTGGAAAGTTGCTAGCATTACTAGTCTCCCCCTTATACTATGTCTTAACCATCTGTCGTATATCACTGACTTACATTCTGAGCAGGAAAAAGCGATTAAAAAACAAATGAAACAAAAATGACGAAAACGATTTACGGTCTCAATCTCAAAAACATAGTTGATGACTTCCAACTTTTAGCAAATAGACACAAGCAAATCAATTCATTTGGATTTGGGGATTTGGATGAGTTCACCTATCAGGTTGATAGAAGGGATAAAGTCGTCAATCCATCAGACCAAGCCCCATACTATCCATATCTTTATGTCGTTCCTGCTAATGTTATTCAGGACTTTGGATTTATGACATTTGAGTTTAATTTGATTGTTTCAGATATTATGAAACGAGATATGGATAATATGACTGACATATTGTCTGATACATTACAGATTATGAATGATGTCATATCTATGTTCCGTTTGTCTGTAACCGAACAACTTGGGGACTACAATAAATATTATTATTTGGATGATGCTGTGACTATGGTTCCATTCATAGAACAATATGAGGATTTGTTATGTGGATATTCGGCAACAATTAGAATCAAGACCAAAACTTACTTGGATAGATGTGTGGCAGCATTTGAGGATTTCCCTATTGAAACCCCTTGTATATCTCCAAGTCCAACCCCATCTATCACTCCAAGTAATACTCCTACACAGACGCCTACTCAAACTCAAACACCCACCTCAACCTGTCCTGTAACGACCGAATATCTTGAAGTTGATTTATCAGAAAATACCAAGTTCAAGTTAATACTTTGGAATCAACCAAACTTCACCAGTCCTGCGACAGCAAATTGTAATTACATAATTTCAGGATCAGCGTATGGTTCATTGGGGACAATATTCACTGGTCAAGAAACCATATTGAGTGGGGAACATCAACATCAATTTGATTTAGCACCTGTTTTACAACCTGGTGAAATAGTTACATCATTTGATGTCTTGGGATATACCTTGAGTGGATGTCCTTGTCCTGTTGATTTGATACTACCAATTTTACCAACACCGACACCAACAACTACCTCCACTCCAACCGTAACTCCAACCAATACTCAAACACCAACCACAACTCAAACACCTAGTGCTACAACACCTTTAACATATTCCATTTTGAGTTTATGTACCACTAATGGTGTGGATGGTTTCCCTTCAACGAATGACATTTGTTCGGGGACTTGTACTCCTGTAACAGTTTATATTTCACAAACAGGAGTAACCACATTCCAACAAGCAGCAATAACTTACGGATTACCTATCTACACATTACCTGTTTTTATACCAGCAAACTTATATGATGGTAATTCTTTATGGTTTGGAGCAACCGATAAATCTGAAATATTCCAAATAGATAATGACGGGGCTATGTCGTTATTTGGAACCTGTCCAACCTGATAATCTATGTATGAACTATCAGAACAACAACTTCAACAATTAGGTGATATGTTTGCCGCTTTTTATAGACAAAAGATAAAGGCAAAAATATACCCCTTTGGAAACCCGAGTGTGAGGGGGTTGTCTAACAAAGTTGCGTCTGGTAAATTACTGAATAGTATTAAGACAAAAGTAAAAGAAACACCTGAAGGGTTAATGCTCGAAATAGAATATATGGATTATTTCAAGTATGTTAACTTGGGAAGAAGAAAGGGTGGTAAGTATGTTCCAATCAAAGCATTATTGGATTGGATAAAAATTAGGGGGATACGAAGAAGAGATGAGAAAGGACGATTTGTAAAAGGAAGTCAATTAAGTTTGGCATTTGCAATACAAAAGAACATACATAAGTTTGGTATCAGAAGAACGAATATTTATGATAAAGCCTATGACTCACTTGAAGATGTTTTGATGAATCCTCCACCTGAGTTTAGAGATGATTTTGAGAGGTTATACAACGCAGTTGGTGAGGACGTGGAGAACTTCATAATGAGAATAATAAATAAAGAAATACCATCAAGATAAAATGAGTTTCAACCTGACATTATTACAAGCCCCATTATCAGTGACGGAGACCCACTCCGACCATACGTGGAATGTGGCATTAAATAGTTATTCTGCATATACCGATATTAGATTGGTTGTAGACATCTATAAGAACCCATATAAGAACGATCTCGGCCCAAACAATACCACAGGGTCAACACAAGAGTTCGGTAAGATAGGGAGGTTATTAATCCCCTCCAATGAGTTCGGAAATTGTATCTTTAATGTTGAAACAATCATAAGAAATATTGTAAAGCCGAACCCTCGTAATATGTCTATGATATACAATACAAGCACAGGATTTGCTGAGTCAGACCCTTATGCTGTATCTGTTACGAATAGTTCATTAGTCAATATTGATGAGGAAACATCACAAGCGACAATCAATAACCTACCTATAAACTTCATCAGTTTTTCTAATGGTTTTAATGGGGGTTATCCAGGGTTCGAGAACATCTATCACATCAATGAATATCGTTTGATTTTTGGGGTTCAATATACAAGTGGGAACACAACTATCCAAATCATAGATGAAACGAACTACGGGGTTTATTCAGGGTTCACAGGCCCAACTATGAATCCAGCAAGTGCAGCAACCCAACCTTATGGAGTTATGGTATGGCCTGGCGTTCAAGATAATAAAAGATATGCTGTATCTAATAACCCCTCATTAACTTATTATTATTCAGGTATAAACTTAGACGGTCAATATAACTTTTGGAACACAAAGGTATATGACTTCGCTATGAATAGTGGGGTTATTCCATTCAACATACCTGGTAGATTTATGGGGACATTCGGTCAAGAGACAATCCCTATGACAATATTGAATGGTTCCCCAATCCAAACTAGATTTAGAAGTCATTACTATAATTGTCCTATTGTGTTAGGGTTTATGTATGGGGAGAACGAGTTGTTTGATAATTCATCACTAATCAATTCGGTTAGTATCTTACAGAAGACCCAACCAAACGCACAACTGAATTATGATGTCATTTATTCACAACCTATTTCATACACTCAAAATCCAACTGGTTATAACTCATTTTTAGGTCAAAGAATAGCATATGTTAATTGGAAACAAAACCCTTTATTCAGGACAAATAGTGATGTCGCAATATTCCTATCAAGTGGAAATTGCGATACAAATTATTCTAATGGTGTATCAGAAATAGTACAATATAAGATGATGGGTGAGGAGTGTTTCAATGACCCTGTTAATTTCTTGTTTATCAATAGGAATGGGGTTTGGGATACATTCACCTTCACGAAGAAAAGTCAGTATGCTAAGACCCCGAGCAAAAAGATATACGGGTCTCAGAAGACACTTAATTCAACGGTATGGAATATGCAGAGTTATGACTCATCAGAAACAGTTTACTATGGTGATGCTGTAGAGTTTATGACCGTAGCATCTAACTTTGTAAAACAGAATGACGTGGATATTATCGAAGAACTGATATTGTCCCCAACTGTATATGTAATCAAAGATGATTGGACACCTGAAAATAACCAACCACTTATTTATCCATATCTTATACCAGTGCAAGTATTGAATAAAGAAGTCAAAAAATACCAACAGAAATACGATAGAGTATTCCAATACGAACTTGAGTTGAAATTAACCCCTTATAGACAATATAATTTACCTTACTAATGAGTTTAAGAATCAGGACTGTAATATCAGGTGTTCATAAGTATTTAGATTTGTTCGATGACGAAGACATATTGATGTCTTTTTCTGTCGGGGAAATACAAGACATAACATCAAAAAACTCAGGTTATTCCAAATCATTCACCTTGCCAGGAACAAAGAATAACAACGACATATTCAATTACTTTTATGATGTCAATTCTGTTCCTTTGGACTTTGACCCAAACGATAAGTTTGATGCGATTATATCTTGGGATGGGTATGAGATACTAGTTGGTAATATTCGTTTAGATGGGGTTTCTATTGAAGGTGAGGACTTCACCTATCAGGCAACATTCTATAATCAGGTCGGTAATTTATCAGCAAATATCGGGGATAAGTTTTTGAGACAAACTGACCTATCTCATTTATCTCACCCCTTTACAGAAGATGTTATTCTCCAATCAAATGTAGATTACAACTTATTTCCACTGACGGGAGCAACGAACTATTCATATCAAAATGGCAAAACGATGTGGGGATTATACAATATAGGTTATTCCTATTCAGGTAATTCTCCATTTATACAACCTGAAATAACCCCTTTGGTAGAGTTCTCTGACTTGAGTGGAATTACATATACACCCAAAATAGGACATTTTGATTTTTCAGGAACACCAGTCAATGACTATTATTTCAAGCCAACACTACAAATCAAAGAATTATATTCAAGTATAGTTCGTGATGCTGGTTATGAGATACAATCTGACTTTTTCAATACATCTTATTTTGAGAGATTTTATTTGCCACTAAAGTTTTTGGACGAAACTGTATATTCAAGAAATGCTATAATTCCTTGTTATACTTATGAAAATCCAGGTTTCTTTTTTTCTTTTTCTTCATCAAGTGCTTCAACAAACCCTAGTTCAGGAGTCATTTGTAATACTCTTAATCTATCCGCAACCACAGAGTTTATCAATTTTCCAACTCTTTTTGCGGGGTCATACACATTTATGTTCAGATATAATTTACAGAGAAACTCCTTCAATAGTTGTGAGTTTGATATAGTAAATACTGGACCTGGTAATTTACAATTCGCATACATAAACTCATCGGGCGTTGAACTTGTTGGGTTCATTCCTAGCGTTGATATTGGACTTCCATATACCATCATAGGACAATTTTTAGGAATAACTAGTGGTAATGGAACAGTCAGTAATGAAAGTAGTTCAGGTGTATCACTATTTTATAATAACTATACTAATACTGGTCTTTTAAGACAAGATGGTCTATGTGATAATGAAACATCAACAACACAAGTTGAATTCACGAGGACTTTTGATTTAACAGGTAATACTAACCTACAATTTTATTTTGAAGGAACAAACACAACAATATCTGACTTCAAATTTGAGATATTTTCTGGCCCACGATTTTTGGTTTCAGGTCAAACATTTGATTATGCGTTGGAGTTTCCTGATAATGATTATAAACAAATAGATTTCATAACATCTATCAATAGATATTTTAATTTGGTTGTGGTTCCAAGTCCCGATAAACCGAATACCCTCATTATTGAACCTATTGTAGATTACTTCGGAAAAGGTCAGTTATTAGATTGGACTACAAAAGTGGATTTTAATCAACTACAATCTTTATCCCCAACCACATCTTTAATAAATGGAACATTGGACTATGAGTTCAGGTTAGACCAAGATTATGCTAACCAAGATTTCAACTCGGCATCAAATAGGGTTTTTGGAACTGATAAAATCAATCTCAATATTCCATACAAAAACGACAATACCAAATTCACATACATATTCTCATCGCCTATTGATATTACAATCAATTGTGCTAACGTCAATTGTTTAACCCTATCATCATTCTCAAAAATCAAAACTGTTGATGTTTCAGGAACGACCTTACAACAGTTTCAACCATTCAAGATACTGCCCCGTGTCGTATTCAGGGGATTGACCTTGCCATCATTAAACTATGGATTTATTGGAACAGGGGCAACCCTTATTCAAACGTGGTATATGAAGTCATTTGGAACGTTATATCCACAAACTAGATTTACAAACATCAATAGGTTCACAACCTATCCATTCAATTATAGTGGTTTTTCTCACTACATCAATTTCAGGGGGGAAGACCAAACCACAATTCAGCCAAGAGAGTTCGAGTTTGTTGCTGAGGATTTATACGACATATATTACAAAGATTACATCGACGACCTAATCAGTCCTGAGAACAAAATATACAAAGTAAAAATATACCTCACACCAAATGAGGTGAAATCACTTCTATTTGATGAAGTTATACTAATAAAAAACTCAATATTCAGGGTGAATAAAATAGATGGATTTAACCTTTTGGAACCTTCTATTTGTGATTTGGAACTTGTCAAACTAACAAAAACCTATCAAGAGCACAGGAAATTATATTATGACTTAATCCCCTGTGCTGGTGGTGCTACGAAATATAGTAATTCTGACCTGAACTATAATCTTTACGCCTATATCGGTGGTTACGTGAGTTTATTTGATGATAGTATCAACGCATTGGGATGTCATCAGGTGGTTCAAGGATTTTACAATAGTAATAATAATTATCAACATTACTATATTTCATCAGGATACACTCCCAACTTTGCCAACGTTTATAGCGATTGTAATTGTACTGGATTTACAGCATTCAATATAGTTCAGAATGGTTCAGTGATACCACCAACTCCAAGTCCAACCCCAACACCGACACCGACAGCAACTGCTGGTTTAAGTCCAACTCCGACTGAAACTCCAACTCAAACACCTACGCAAACACCTACGCAAACACCTACTAATACAGAGACTCCTACTCAAACTCCAACAAATACGGAAACATCAACACCGACGCAAACTCCTACAAACACGGAGACCAGTACCCCTACGCAAACTCCAACAAACACAGAAACACCAACTTCTACTCCGACAGAAACTCCTACACAGACACCAACAAATACTGTTAGTCAAACTGTTACACCGTCTGAGACATCAACTCAGACGCCAACAAATACCCCTACAAATACTGCTACACCAACGCAAACAGAAACACCTACGCAAACTGCTACACCAACAAATACAGAGACACCAACACAAACACCTACAAATACAGAAACATCTACAAATACACCGACACCTACTCAGACGGAAACGCCTACAAATACACCTACAAATACACCTACTAATACAGAGACTCCTACTCAAACTATCACTCCTACGCAAACAGAAACGCCTACAAATACACCAACTCAAACTATAACACCAACCAATACAGAAACACCTACAAATACTCCGACACAAACAGAGACTCCTACTCAAACTATCACTCCGACCCAAACAGAAACACCTACAAATACACCAACCAATACTGCTACACCTACAAACACAATTACTCCAACTAATACTGAGACACCAACAAATACACCTACTGAGACGCCTACTCAGACACCTACGAATACTGAGACGCCAACACAAACGGCGACTAACACTCCTACGCAAACGCCTACCAATACTGAAACTCCAACACAAACACCGACTAATACACCTACAAATACAGAAACTCCAACTCAGACCCCAACTGAGACACCTACAAATACCCCTACTCAAACTCAAACACCAACAGAAACAGCAACTCAAACACCAACTAATACGGCTACACCGACAGAAACGCCGTCTCAGACGCCAACAAATACTGCGTCTCAAACTCAGACCCCAACTGAAACACCAACACAAACCCCTACAAATACTGCTACACCGTCTGAAACACCAACTCAGACCCCAACAAATACTGCTAGTCAAACGGAGACACCTACTCAAACCCCTACAAATACACCTACCCCGTCTGAAACTCCAACTCAGACGCCTACAAATACTGCTTCACAGACAGCTACACCGTCTAAAACACCAACTCAGACACCTACAAATACGGCTAGTCAAACTGCTACACCAACAACCACCCCAACTCAGACCCCAACCAATACAATTACTCCGACCAAAACCGCCACACCTACACCAACATCCACAACATCAGGGGATGCAGACGCAAACGCTTATTTGGAAGCGGTGGTTCAAGCAGGTGGAACAGGAATAACATCAACAGTATCTGCGGCTACACAGACCTTATTTACTGAATTGAAGAATTGTGGTGTTTATTCCAAGTTAGATGCTCTTTATCCATATTTGGGAGGAACTTCCGCATCTTGTAAGTGGAACGCGATTGACCCTCAAGATACAGATGCGGCATTTAGATTAACATTTGGTGGTGGATGGGTATTTGACCAAGCAGTAGGAATTAAAGGTAATGGAACAAATGCTTTCGCAGAAACATATTGGGTTGAAAGTGGTGCTACACCGTCATCAGCAAATACTACAATAGGATTTTTTGTAAGTGTCAGTGGCACCACAGGATTTGATATGGGCCGTCAATACACATCAGGATGGTTGGTATTACAAGCATCAAATGGAACTAATGCCAGGGGTTCAATCCAAACAGGTAGTTTGGGTACATTGACAGCAACAACAAACGCACAGGCAATAAACTTCTTCGGTTTGACGAGAACTAATAATTCTCAAGTATCATTTGTGAGAGCAGGTGGAGTGGTTCAAACCATAACATCAAATACAACTGTTGTTCGTGCTCCATCTTCCGTAAATATAGGACAAGCCGCAGGATTTGGTGGATATTCAAATAGAGCATGGGGTACTGGATTCTTAGGTGATGGTTTAACAACAGATGAATTGGCTTGTTTGAGAGATGCTATCACAACATTCAATACAACATTAGGAAGAAATATTATTGACCCTAGTATTACACCAACGCCGACCGCAACACCAACTAAAACACCAACTCCAACCCAAACACCAACATCAACACCAACTGGTACTCCAGTGGAACCATCACCATCTTTGAGTCCAACCCCAACAACTACATCAACGCCCACCCCAACAACATATCCAACAATCTATACTCACGGAGCAGTATTAACACCTTGTTCGGGATATTGTAATACAAATTACAACATAGCAACATTAACGAGTGCTGATGGTGATTATACATCATTAACGGTCGGTGATACAATATACGGACAGGGTGGAGTTGCTGGTTTTGTGGCATACTCAAATGTTTCAACTGACACCACCACTGGTCCATTTAAGATTGCTGAAATTGATACTAATGGAGAGGTATTAGGTCTATATGAATGTTTAGGGGGAATCTGTAATCCAATATAAAAAAATATGATAGTAGGACTTTTAACAATAGAACAAAAGAATCAGTTGAATGGGCTTCAACTCCAACACGATTGGTATTTTAACCCCATTCAAGACGGAAATGGTGATTGGATAATATCCACACAAGAAATAGATAATAATACAAATCTTGAAGTAGAATGGGTCAAAGACCTTCCTTTGATTGAATATGTACCAGTTAATAATATAGAATAAAATAAAATTATATTTATAAGTAATATGAGTTGTATAACATACCTACATAATGACCCTTTGGATAGTGGAGGAACAAAGTTTATTTCAGGAACCACTTGTAATGGTTCCTCGACATCTTATAATCTAAGTTTTGGTGATTCTGCTTGTATGGAAGCAGAACTTCCTTTGGTTATTTGTGATGGTTTAACAATAAGTGGAAGTTGTATTGGTCCATCTATAACACCATCCCCAACCCCAACTAACACAGCAACTCCTACACAAACTCAAACACCAACAGAGACACAGGGTTTGACACCGACGCAAACACCAACCAATACAGAAACACCAACACAAACACCAACAAATACTGCAACTCCAACACAAACTCAAACCCCAACTGGAACACAGGCTAGTCCTCCAACAACACCAACACAAACACCAACTCCGAGTCAGACTCAGGCTATACAAATATTTACTCACTCAGCTGTTTTAGCGAACTGTTCAGATTACTGTAATTCAAATTACAACATAACTACTTCAACCAGTGCAACTGCGAGTTACTTAGCACTGACAATCGGTGATACAATATTTGGTCAAGGTGGTGTAGCAGGATTTGTCGCTTATTCTAACATATCAACAGATACGACCACTGGTCCATTTAGAATTGCTGAAATCAATACAAGTGGTGTGATACTAGGTATTTATGTTTGTCTCGCAGGAATTTGTGACCCCCTTTAATATATGGAAATTAGATTTATAACAACAGAAACGGTCAGTAAGACCCCAAAGAAAATTACAGAACAACTGAATTACTTGAAAGGAAAACTTCAAGGATTGTTGGATAATTACAGCTTATTAGAATCGTTTAATATCAAATAGAATGGCTCAGAAAAAGATTGACATTAAGTTTAACATAGATAGTAAGTCAGTTGAAATAGCTGGTGAAAAAACTATGAGATTGACCACGCTGGCTAGGTCTTTAAGAGAGGAACTGGCTAGTGGTAATTATTCTCAAGAGGAATTTGATATTTTGTCCAATAAGTTGGACAATGTTCAGGAACGAATGGAGGGGACACGGCTCAGAGCTGGTGATTTATTTACTTCACTTCAACTCATACCAGGTCCGATTGGGGAAATATCCAGTAAAGTAAATGGGGCATTAGCCACCTTAAGAATGTTCAGTGAGCTGAGCTTCGGAGACCTGAAGGCTCAATTTGGTAAAGTTGTAGATGATGTAAAACAGATTGGAACTAATCTCAACAATACGATGGGTATTACTTCAAGGTATACTGCTTTTGTTGATTTACTAACAAACAAATTACAGGGTTATGGTGTAGCTCAGAATGCGGCCAGCACAGCCGCACGGGGTTTCGCGGCAGCACTGACCGCAACAGGTATTGGTATTATTGTAATAGCGTTGGGTGCTCTTATAGCGAATTGGGACAAGGTCAAGGATTCTATAATGGGGGCAACAGCCGAATCAAAGGTATATGACGAAGCACAAACAGAGGTCACGAAGAATTTGACGGATTTCAACAAAAAACTTATAGATGTTGAGAACTCATTCAAACAAGCACGGGCAGGGACAATTTCAAAAGAGGAAGCTCTCAAAAAATATAATGACACATTAGGGTCAACAGTTGGGTATGCTGGTTCATTAGACCAAGCTGAACAGTTGTTGGCTGCGAATACATCCACAGTCATAAAGAGTATAAAACTCAGAACACAAGCGAATGTATTTTATGCGAAATCAGCTGAAGCGGCAGCAAAAGCTCTGAGTGGTGAAGATATTGAACCTGACTTTTTGAGTTGGCAAACTTTTTTTGATGGTGTTTTAGCGGGTGGAAATAGTTTTATTTTCGCAGCAAATCAAGCCCAGTCATACGCTGAAAATCTTGCGGGTGTAATTAAAGACCAGGACACATTTGCTAAGGAGGGTGATAAACTAATTGCGGAAGCAATAGAGAATGATAAAAAGTTAAAAGCAGGTCTTGCAAAACCACCTGATACATCAGGAACGAAACAGGCTGCTAAGAGCACAATAGAGGAATATAACAAGGCTTATCAAGAGGTGACCTTGGCACAAATGACAGAGAAGGAAAAGGAGGAAGCCCTTGTCCGTCAGAAATTCCAAAACTTTATCAAATTAGCAGAACAGAATGGTAAAGACACCAAAATATTTGAAGAGGGTTTAGCTAAAGAGCTGAAGGACATAAAAGATAAATACGAGAAAAAAGATAGACAGACAGCTTTTGACGAACAAGTAAGACAACTTGAACTGAAAAAACAAACGGGTCTAATCGCTGAAGAGGATTATCAAAAGGCACTATTTGATTTATCGGTTCAGTATGATATAAAAAGAGAAGAGGCTCAGGCAAAATATACCGCATTCTTAAATGCTGAGAAGGACAAAAGATTAAAAAAACAACGAGAGGTTCTATTTGCTGAATTACAGGCTGAAATAGATGCTATAGATAAAGCAAATCAATTACTTGAGGGGGATTTTGCTGAAGATAATGCTCGTCTTGAACAGAAAAGATTATTACTCCAACAACAAAGGGATTTAGAATTACAAGCCGTTGAAAATGACGAGGCAAAAAGATTAGAAATAATCAAAAAATATGCTAATGCTGAAAATGAAATAGAAAAACAGGTCACCCTCAATAAAGTAACAGAATTAGAGGCACGGAAAACAGCACAATTGGAGTATGCTCAAGCTATTGGTTCTGCATTTGGGGCTCTTAGCGGATTCTTGAAGGAAGGAACAGCCGCAGCAAAGGCGGCAGCACTTGCTGAAATTGCTATTGGGACTGCGGTTGGTTTCATAAATGCGTTGGACATCGCACAAAAAACAGCGAAGGGAACAGGACCAGCAGCAGCATTCGCATTTCCTATTTTTTATGCTACACAGATTGGAGCAGTTTTAGCCGCAGCATCACGAGCAAAGGCAATACTGAAATCGGGAAGTGGTGGAGGTGGAAACCTACAAAGTAATGTTGATAATAAAATATCTGCAGGACAATCCACATCCCCCTCCGCTAGTTCTTCACCAGCACCAATTCAGGTTTCAGCGAGAAGAAATCAAGGTGGATTTGTTTTTGGTGATGGGGGTTCTATAACTGACACCATACCAACGATGTTGTCAAATGGGGAGTTCGTCATGAATGCTAAGTCAGCTGCGATGTTTTCACCGATGCTGACTGCTATGAATAACTTTGGTAATCTACCAAATACAGCAATACCACAATCATTAGGTAATCAGTCATTAGTAGATGTTATGGCACAGACAACTAACAATAGACCTATCAAAACTTATGTAACGGCTCAGGATATGTCTAACCAACAACAGTTCGATAGAACCATAAAATCAAGGTCTTTGATATAATGGCATAAGCAAATATAAAATATATTTATTATAGAATGAAAATCGTAGAATTACTTATAGATGATGATTTTGAGGAGTCAGGTATTGAAGCAATATCTTTAGTTGGAACGCCAGCACACGAGGAAAATTGGATTGCATTTAATAGTCAAGACGAATCCCCTGTAGATAATTCCATCACATATAGAATTGTGGAGGATGACTTCTGTGCTTCCAATCCCCTTTTAGACACATTAGGAGAGTCGTACAACGACTTAATCAAGGAGGGATGGGTAATCACTAAGGTGGAACAGATGACACCTGAAAGGATACTTAAAATGAGTCGTGAGAAGTTCTCAGATCCCAACGCAGAATCACAAGAAGATACAGTCCAATTTAGAATTAGATTCAAGTATGTTGGTCCAAGAGATAGTAGGAATAGAAGGTTCTGTTCTGATATGTTGGCTAAGAACAGAGTGTATAGAATTGAAGATATAGAACAACTATCAAACCCTGAGTTTGGTAATTATGATATTTTTACTTGGAGAGGTTCATTCAACTGTAGACATACTTGGGTAAAGTTAATATTCGAGCCTGAGGGTAAGATAAGAAACTCTGGTGATTCGACTAGAGGTCTAATAGAAACTGACCCATTATCAGCAAGATTACAACCAGATACAAGACCAGGTCCAACCATTAGGTCAGCAGATGAAGGAAGGGGACAAGGACAATGGGAAGATGGAATGCCAAGAACAGGTCCTAACTTGTTTGCTGAGGTTGGTGAGAGGGGAGCAATCAAAGCTAGTCCCAAAGCACCAAAGTCAGATACACCAAACCCCGAGCCAAAAGGTGAAGGAACAGCAAAAGGTGATGCCAGTACAACTCGTGGAGCTGTCGTAACTGAAAGAGTTGAAAAGATATTAAAAGAAAAATCTGATGACTTCAACGAGAGGTATAAAGAAAAACTTGGTTATGGTGTTGACACAGGAATGTTGAAAACTGTTTATCAAAGGGGAATTGGAGCATATAATGTTTCTCATTCGCCAGAGGTAAAGTCATCAGAACAATGGGCTTTGGCACGGGTTAATGCTTTTTTATATTTAGTTAGAACAGGAAGACCTGAAAACAAAAAATATGTTGGTGATAATGACTTATTGCCAACAGACCATCCGAAGAAACAACAGATGTCAAAAGATAATCCTTGTTGGGATGGATACGAGATAATCGGATTACAAGAGGACGGTTCCCCTAATTGTGTTCCAATCGAAATGACCGAAGATGATTTTGCTGAAAGTATTGCAGATTATCCACAGGGAGTTAAGGATAGAGCCAGAATGGCTGTTGAATGGGCTGATAAAAATGGTTGGGGTTCTTGTGGAACTCAGATCGGGAAAACAAGAGCATCGCAGTTAGCGAGTGGTTCTCCGATTTCAGTTGACACCTTGAAGCGCATGTATTCATATCTGTCAAGACATAAGGTTGACTTAGAGTCATCAAAGACCTATGAAGATGGCTGTGGTAAATTGATGTATGATAGTTGGGGTGGAGAACCAGCATTAAGCTGGTCTGAACGAAAGCTCAAACAACTTGAGAATGAAAAGATGACCTTTGCTGTTGCTAGTGAAGATAAAATGATTATTGTTGGAGCTGCTATGGTTCCAAACAAGATGATACATAGATATGATAATTTTGGAAACAAGTATTATGTCTATTTCTCCAAAGAATCTATTAGAAAAATGGCTAATAGGTTTTTGAAACAAAAAAGGACTGACGAAACCTCCATCGAACATAATGGAATTAAGTTAGGTTCTGACAAAGTATACATAACTGAGAGTTGGATTAGTGAAGACCCTACCAAAGATAAGTCAGCAATCTATGGATTCAACCTACCTGCTGGTACTTGGTTCGTCCAAATGAAAGTTGACGACCCTAAGGTATGGGAACTTGTCAAACAAAATAGCTTAAGTGGTTTTTCGGTTGAAGGACTATTTAAGGAAAAAGCAGTTTTTTCTAAAGCAGAAGAACAAATAAACCAAATAATAAAACTATTAAAATGAATAGTACAAAAACCCTACAAAAAATAGCACAGATTTTGGGTCTTTCTCCGCAAGTGTTCTTTGAGGCTAAAACCGATCAAGGAATTACAATGAAGATGGAGGGTGAACTTGAATTGGGTTCATTAATATATGTAGCAACTGAGGAGGGGTTAATCCCCGCACCAGCTGGCGAACATATGTTGCAAGACGGAACCAAGATTGAAGTTGACGAGGAGTCAAAAATCAAGAAGATTGATATGGGTACAATGGAGGATAAAGAAGAAGAAGGGGAAACCGAAGAGATGTTTGCTGATGTAAAGTTGAAAGACGGAGAAATCATGCGAGTTGAAGGTGACGAGCCAACTGTGGGTCGTCTAACCAAGAAGGTTTCTTATGACGGAGCTTTATTGCCATTTACCGATGGAACTTATGAGACCGCAGATGGAAAGATGATTTCCATTGTCGGTGGTGAAATCAAGGGGATTACAGAAAAAGGTAAAGACCAAGCATTCACTATTGCTGAGACAGCACAAGGTGTAAAGGTTGAATCTAATACCTTCGATGTCGGAGAGGATGTATTTGTCCTTGACGGTGATTCTAAGACCCCAGCTCCTGATGGAGAACACCAAGTAGTCCTTAAAGACGAAAGTGGAAACGAAAACAAAATCAGATTCATCACCAAAGATGGTAAGATTACTGAAAGAGAAAATGTTGAAGAGGAAGATATGGAAGCTGAAAAAATCGCTGAAATGTTCTCAAAGGCATTAAAAAACCTTGAGAGTAAAATTGATATGATTGTTTCAAGACAAAATCAATTAGAAAACAAAGTCCAAAAGTTCGCTAAAGAACCTGCGGGCGACCGAGTTTATACTCAAAAGACTATCGTTGAACTTAAGTCAGAAAACGATAGAGTTGATGCTTTCAAGAAATTAAGAGCAGCAATGAATAAAAACTAAACCAAAAATTAATTTATTATCAAAATGAAAAAATTACAAAAAATGAACTTCAACTACGACCTTGGCGGATTGTCAGCGTACGTAGACCAACTTTCATCTGATATTATATCTGAAGCAGTATTGTCTCCTGTGACTATGTCTTATGTCAATGTTGTCCCTGGTATTAAAGGAACACAGAACGTAAACTTATTGAAGGAAACATTATCAGTACAAACTGGTACAACTTGCGGATGGAATGATGCAGGTGACGTGACTTTTGAGGCTGTACCTTTGACAGTACAAGCACTTAAAGTAAACCAATCTTTATGTTTGGAAGAACTAAACACTTTGTGGTTAGGTCAATACCTAAATGCAGGTTCTTACAATGAGCAGGCTCCATTTGAGCAGGCTATTGTTGACCTACAGACAAAACAAATCAAGAGATATAACGAAGACCTTGTATGGAACGCTTCATCAGGAACTTCAACTTTCTCTGGTTTCATTGAATTGTTAAATAACACTGCTGGTGTTGTGAAATTGACAGGTCAAACTGCTCTTTGTTCTGTGACTGGAACTTCTGTTATTGATAAAGCAAATGCTATATTATCTCAAGTGGATAATATTATCGATGCTTTGGATAGAAACATCTATGACAGAGACGATATTGTAATCTTTATGTCGATGCAACAATTCAAGTGTTACAATGTTGCACTTCGAAACGTAAACAACTTCCACTTTACTGAACCTACTTTGGGTCAAGTATATGAAACATTCCACCCACAAACTAAATACAAGGTTGTTGGTGTACCAGGTCTTAACGGATCTAACCTTATCGCTGCGGCTCCTCAACAATACTTTATGGTAGGTGTTGACTTGATGTCTGATGAGGATTCATTCAGAAGCTGGTGGTCTCAAGATTTCCAAGAGGTACGTATAATGTCAGCTTGGAAAATCGGAACTGCTATTGCGTTCCCTGAGTTCTTTGTAACAAACGGACTTTAATATACGGGGGGAGTTAATCCCCCCTTTTACCAATAAACAAAAAAAAACTAAATATAATATAATATGAGTTGTAATTTAGCAGCAGGTATTACACTTGGTTGTAGAGACAATGCGGGTGGTGTTAATAAAGTTTGGATTACTGATTATGATAATATCTTAACTGTAACTAAGAACTCTGGTGACACCATTACTAGTATCTCAGGAACAGGTACATTCTATTCTTTCGAGTTAATCAGAACTACATCTGAAATGACTGAAACTATCAATGCTTCACTTGAAAATGGTACAGTATTCTATACTCAGGAACTTACAATGTTCTTTGCAAAACTTGAACAATACAAGCGTAATATCATCAAAACACTAGCACAATCTTTCAGATTGGCAGTAATATTTGAGGACAATAATGGTTCTTATTTCCTACTCGGTGAAGAGTACGGAATGTTCGTAAGTGCTGGTTCTAACGTAACTGGTCTTGCATTAGGAGATCGTCAGGGATATAACTTGACCCTTCAGGCTCTCGAGCAATTACCAATGAACGAATTGAGTGGTCCAATCGCTTCAGTCGTTACTGGTATGACAGTTGAATCCTAAATATTTATCACAGGGGGGTCAAACTCCCTGTGATTATTTCATATACAGATGATATTATTAAAATCCAACCAACTTAATAAGATAGTCGTAACGCTCACACAGAATACTACTCTTTGTGACCCTGAATATCTATTTCAATTTGTTCATATATTCTCCAAACAAGAGGTAAAGTTCATTTTACCTGATGTATCCCCACATCCAACGAGATATAATCAATTTGAGTTTGTTGAAGGTACTGGTGTGGGACAAATCCCCTTTCCATATGAAGGACAGTATAACTATTATGCCTATGCCCAGCCATTTGGCTCGGGTAATCTAAATCCATTATTAGCCACCGAGTTGGTAGAAAATGGTATTGCTGAGTTTATTGTTGTAAGTGCGGATACAACGAATGAAAATTATTTTGAGTTTATTTCTGGTGATGAGTTTAATTCTAATACTATATTCGCTCCTGATGAAATAAATCCAGTAACACCAAGTAATACACCAGGATTAAGTCCAACCCCAACTCCGAGTATTACTGCGTCTCCAACACCAACTAATACAAGTACCGCTACGCAGACACCTACTCAAAGTCCTACTCCAACTCCTTCTGCAACACCAGGATTAAGTCCTACCCCAACTCCAAGTATTACTGCGTCTCCAACACCTACAAATACTCCTACCCCAACAAATACGCAGACACCTACTCAAACTCCTACTCCTACGAATACAGAAACACCTACAAATACTCCTACCCCAACAAATACTCAAACTCCAACGAATACAGGGACACCTACTCAAACTCCAACAGGAACACCGACACCGACACCAACCCCAACTTCAACACCTCTGATTCCAACAAGTAATTTACAGCATTGGTATATTTCAACAGAAGATGCAAGTGTATCTTCTTGGACTAATAAAGGGTTATTAGGAGGTAGTTTAAGTAATGCTGATGTGGCAACTCAACCACAACTTGTAACCTCATCATTGGGGTCTTATTCAGGTCAAGCAATTGAGTTCTTAAATCAAGATGACTTCTTTGGTTCATTTGCTTCAACGACTTATTCAGGACTTACCACATTTGTGGTTGCTAAATGGTTAAATAACAATACTAGTGGTTTCTATGGTGGATCATTTACTGAAACAAATGAAGTATTTTTGGGAAATAGAACGTATTTAACAACTTATGGTGGAAGTGTTGGATTGTCATTAGCTAATTCTAATTCAGTAGCAGGAAAACCTCTAATTTATAGTGTAAGTGGAACACCTGGTGTGTTTGGTGCTTCTTATGATATCAAATCAAATGTATTCACAGTATCATTGAACTCATCAGCAGCAACACCATCAGTAAGTTCATTCTTCCAAATTGAAAGTGCATCAGTATCATCACCAGTTGTCAATCTGACTTTGTTTGAGTGTATTGTGTATAATAGAAAATTAACTAGTACCGAATTTAATCAGGTCATAAATTATCTCAAAACCAAATATAATTATGCTAGTTGGTAATTACGATGTTTTATACTTTGATGACTATAAAAAATATTTCAAAACATATGAGTTAATAATCGATTCATTACAAGAATGGGATTTTCCTTTTCAAGTAAATGATGGTTATGTCATATATTACAATTCTAAATTGGATAAAATCTTGGATATAAAGAAATACGAGATACGCAGATTTATGAATATTAAAATGAGATGGCATAGTGATATACCAGTACTTGATTAAGACAACAAAATAATATATTTATAATTATATGAATGAAGAAATAAAAAATAGTAAGGACTTTTTACAAGTATTTGACTTCGCAACAGCCAAAGTTCCTTTGATTGAAGAAAACCTCATTATAAACACAAGAACGCCTTGGGTCTATTATGGTGTAGCAAACTTAGCACCACAAGAATTGATTCGTCTATACAACACTTCTCCGACTCACAGAGCGGCTATAACTTCCAAATGGTATGGAACAAGGGGTGAATCAATATCGTTGAAATTAGCCGACAATCACAGGTTATTGATGGCAAATAGTTTGGGTGATGGAGTATATGATATATGGGACCGCGCTTGTCTTGATTTCATTTTATATGGGGGGTTTAGTATAAATATTGTTTGGAGAAAGGACAGAGAAATGGGATTCGATATGTATTATATGGACTTCTCAAAATTGAGAGCTGAGAAGTCAGATTTCCACGACAGAATCCATAATTTTTATTATAGTTCCGATTGGGCTTTTCCTAAAAAGTTTGTCCCAAGAAAATTGCCAGCATTCGACATACAGAATGAAGAACCTTCACAAGTATTTTATTATACAACACACTCAGCGGGGAACAACTACTATCCAACTCCATCTTATTGGGGAAGTGCAACAGCAATTTCTACACAGATAGAAATATTCAACTGGCACTTCAATAACATAGTGAATGGACTTAGTCCATCTTTATTTGTTGCATTGAATAGTGGTATTCCTGACCCCGACCAAAGAGAAGAAATCTATAATACGATGGTGAATAAGTATGCTGGTTCTAATGTCAGTGGAAAGTTATTTTTGACTTTCTCAGATGGAAAGGAACAAGCACCTGAGATTACCCCAATCCAACATAATGGTTCTGATAAATTGTGGGTTGAACTTAATTCAATGGTTCAAGAAGCAATTTTGACCGCACACCAAATATCCTCACCTGAGTTATTAGGTATTATGACACCAGGTAAATTGGGAACAGCAGACCACTTGGAAGCTCAAGACCATTTCCAACATCTTGTAATCAAACCAATACAAACTGAAATGAAAATTGTATTCGAGAAATTATTAACTATCAGAGATGCTGGTGTTCCAACTGAAATGGAAATCAAACAATTCGAGATGGTGACGATGAAAGATGCGGCACCTACAATAGATATAAATAAAAATGAGAATGTTGGAGTTGTAAAAGACGAAACAATCCAAGAAAACCAAATATAATATGTCTCAAGCATTAGTCCCTCAGAATATTCTATTAGTATCAGAGAATAAGTTGAAAAACTTTACTGATATAGACCAAAACGTAACCTCTGCTGTATTGCTCCCTTTTATCGGGGTGGTCCAACAGACCAAATTAGAATATATAATCGGAAGAAAATATTATGTTGAATTATTGAATCAGGTTCAGACAAGTACTTTGACAACAATAAACAACAACTTTCTTCAGTATTTCTGTCAACCCATGCTGATCTGGAGTTCTTATGCAGAAGCATTACCATCTATCTTTATGAGAATAAAGAATAATGGTATTGTAGCTGGTTCTGAAAAAACAATTACGATTAGTGAGATGCAATACATGCAGGGTAGAGCTGATGATAGGGCACAATTCTTCGAGAGAAGAATGATAGAGGAACTAATCTATAATCAATCAAACTATCCAGCAGTTTATACTTATACTTCGACTGATGGTATGAGACCTCACTTAGGTAAAAACTACTTTAGTGGAGTACATCTAAATAACGGACCAAGAGACCAAAACTTGATGGTTGGACCTGGCAGTGGTGTATTGACCTCTGTAATCTATTCAGACCCAACTTGGGCTTGTTGTGGTTGGTAAAAATGAATGATATGAACGAAACGATACTATTATTAATATCAAACGCAATAACAGGTATAGCCGCTTGGTTTGTTGGAAGAAGGAAGGTTACTGCTGAGACAGACAACCAAGTCCTTAAAAACTTGGAATTAGCCATATCTGTTTATTCACAAATTATCAATGACCTTAAAAAAGAAATTGAATCATTGAATATAAAAGTACAAGAGTTGGAGACCAAAATTGATGAACTCCACGCAGAAAATAAAAAATTGAAATCACAAGTTAATCTTTAAGTAATGCCTTTACCCACCAAAAACGAACAAGAAACAGACAACGACTTTATCTCTCGGTGTGTTGTAAAAGTTGCTGATGAGTTCCCTTCAATGGAGCAACGATTAGCTGTCTGCTACAGTCAGTTGGAAAAGTTCAAGATGTCAAAAGAAGAAGATAAAGATACATTTGTCGTTCAACCCCGTAGAAAAGAGAATAGAGGTACGTATCTAAAAAGATGTTCGGCTAATGCTAAGATGAGAGAAACATACCCTATGATGAAAGAACGTATGGGTTATTGTCTGAATGCTTACTCAGAATATTATAGATGGTGGGGTAAGTTTGAGAATGGCAACATTCCTGCTGACTCAGCCTTGGGAAGATGTATTGCAAGAAAAAGAGCGACTGGTATTGAATATAAACAAGCCTACAGAGAATGTGCTTCACGGGTGATTGTTCCGAATACTCCTATTGTTATGAATGATGACTTATTGATTGAACCAGTCGAGTTTAGTGAATTGAATGTTTTAGGGTATATGACAAAATATTTTTATATCTGTCCTGGAGCTCAAGGGACTTTCCAACACCTTATCAGTATGAATCCTGATGATGAAACTGCGGGTATGATTAGAAGTGCAGCACAGATTGCTGATAATGTCTTTGAGATTGAAAAAAAAGTATTGGAAGATAAAAAAGCTTCAACGGAACAACTTAACCAAGCTGAAATATTGGTGGATGATTTCTATGACTTGATGGATGAGATAGATGAGGAGTTAGGTATGTTGCACGATGTGTCGTATATGGACGGTCATATTGATTTAATTGAGTCATATATTTAATATTATTTTTTAATTGATTACCAAGATACTATTGTGTATCATTCATATTGAGGGGGAGGAGTTCTCTTGTTTTTTTCCCATTTAATCGTAGATGTCCTATCTTCTCCCCCTCTCTTAAAGGTCAGATATTTTTATCTGACTTTTTTTTTATATTCATTTGACTTTTCAGTAGGTATAGGTATATTTATATATATAAAAACAATACAACTATGGGAATGACAAAAAGATTTTTAGACGACATCCTCGAAGAGGATTTTTACCCTTGTGATTTAGATTACGAATATCAACTATGGGTTATGAATAAACAATTACAAGACCAGCAGGAATATATTAAAAATTATCTTGCTGAAAAAGAAGCATATGAGGAGATGCTTGCAGACAAATACTAATATGGCACAGGACAAAGAAAGACAAATTGTAACACAATCACAACTTAAGTTAGTTATGGATTATACCAAACAGATTGGTGTTAATCTAAAGTTGAAAGAAATAGTTGGTGTAACGAATGTTATGGTCGACTATTGTATGAATGGATACTCCAAAGAAATTGGTGAGAGGTTAGACGCAATCGATAAGTTTATTATTGATAAGTTTGAGGAAAAATAATATTTATTAGTAAGACATCAAAAAAAGGGTATTCCTACTTGCCATGCCTCCCTTTTTTACCTCATCAATCCTGATGAGGTTTTTTTTGCTCTGCAACACTACCATCTGGTAAAAAGAATGATGGTCTCCCTTTTCGTTTTTTATACTTCATCGGTTTCTCAAGTTCGGGATTGTATCTATCCAAAAACTGCTGGTGAATATCCTTTTCAACATCATAACCCATTTTCGTTAATAATTGATACATTTGTTCGTAGTCAGATTTGGAACAACCTGCCAAACTAAAATGTCTTTCTTCTGTTTTTCTGAAGTATAAATTGAACGGGTGGATATAGTCCTCCGACTTCTTTGATTTCATACCTTTGATTTTGCATAGTTTGCAAATCTTCATAACTCCATCTTTACATTCTTTACATCTGTAAAATGAGCTGATGTCCTTTTCGCTTAAACAAGCGTTACATATTATTTTTTTCATATCGATAAATATCTGTATTTGATAAAAAGTTTTTGGGAGTGTAAAAATAATATTAAAAAGTTGTATGACTTATTTTAACGGGGTCTGGTTAAACGATCTAGTATTAAGATAGGTGAAGGTATGGTTAAAGATAAAAGTGTCTGTATTGGTCTAAAATAAAGTTAAAATATTTTTTATATTTTCTTGGATAATATACAACTTTTTAATACGAGTCCTATATTTATTGATGTCCGTTCTGACAACATAGGACATTAAAGAAATTATAGAACCCCTGTAAAGTATCCCTTGAAGTCAGAACCAAGCGGAGAAATACGGGGGTTTTTTTATTATTATGAAAAAAAAGGTTTCTGAAATCGAATTAATGATAAGAAGTATTCTCGGTAAAGATAAGTTCTTGATGTTGAATATGACCTTATTAAAAAAGTTAGATCCTAATACAGCTTGTTTTTTAACCTTCTTACTTGATAAGTATGAGTTCTTGGTAAAGTCCAATCAAATTACAGATACAGAAGGTATGTCAGTTTATAGGAGAGAAATAACACAAAAACTAAACTTGAGTCCATATCAACAAAGAAAGATAGAAACAACCTTAATTTCGTTGAACCTGATACAAGTAAAAGAACAACGAGTGGAACAAGAAACCTTCAATTTATATTATTTTGATATATTAAACATATTCAATTTCGTTGAAGAATAGATATACCCCCCTTAAAAAACTAAACCCACCCCCTAAAGAAACTTGAGGCTGATACTATAC